TAAAACTGACTTTGTCAGGGACGCTAAAGAAGGAAAAATATATACCAGCGAAATGTCAGACGAAGAAGTTGCTTCAGCGTTAAGGGCTTATCAGGAAAATTGGCAACAACAAAATCCTTTTTTAACGGAAGACGACAGAGCTATTTTGAATCAAGCGGCTTTGCAATCCACCAAAGAGGCAAGCGCTTGGCGTAAGGGTTATCTAGACAGGATCTCGAAACAACAAGCTACTGCCCCAACAGACATGACCGGTCGCGGATACTAGCAGCGTGAGTATGCAGATAAAAATAGATGGGATTGATTACATAGTTAGTGATCAAGCTGGTTTCGATCGGTTAAAAGAAGACATAAAAAGCAATAATAACGGTATGGGAGATCAGCATAAGGCGAAGCTTGACGCGATAAGAGGCGAGCTTTTGGAAAGCATCCCAGAGGAAGACAAGAAGCGTATTGAGCAGGAGAACGAGCGCACAGGGGCGCTACAGGCGCTTATTGCTGGTTTGTCGAATGATGAGTCAGCAAAAGCAACATACTTAGCAAACAAAAGATTTCCTAATCTAAAATCAGAACGCGGAATTGAGCCAAGCGATTTGTACTTTATTGATAAGGACGAAGACCTTGCTTACATTGACCCGAACGACCCAACAAAAGAATACAAAGAATATGCTGACATAGGTTTTGGTTTAGAAACAGATGACATCTTCGGTAGAGTTTTTCCCGCCGGACAGCTCGTGTTTGAAATGGTTCCTGAAACCGCTGGATTTATGATTGGAGGAGCTTATTTTGGAGCGCCGGGAGCCGTGTCCTTAGCTACTGCTGGTCAAGCTGCGGGCGGAGGATTGTTTTATGCGCTAAGAGCTGGCCTGTCAAATGCGCTAGACGGACCACCTTTGGATACAGGTAAGTTAGCTGGCGACCTTGCTTTAAACTCTGCTTTCGCGCTGTTGCCTTTTGGTTTGCCAGCGGAGTCTTTTCCAAAATTATTCAGAGGCACTGTCACAAAATTCCCCGGAGTCGAGGGCCGTCAAACCTTGATGGAAATTATAAAAGAAGGCGGCGAAGACACTGAGCGGTTAATAAACTTAGCTGCTGACAGAGGCATCGTGATTACTCGGCCAGAGGCTAAACTTATGGCGAGCGATGGAGCGATGATCCAGAAATATCTTCAGATGCAGCCTACTTCTCAAAAGCTATTTGATTTTTACAACAGTCGCGCATTACAGGTTGAAGAGACGGCAGAAGATTTTTTTAACGAAATACTTTCTGGCAAGTTTGCAAGGAAGCAAGACAAGTTAAGCGGTAAACCGGCATTGGATGCCGATTATGATATCGCTTTGGCCTCGGATTCTGTTCTTAAAAAGATTGCTGACAAAAGAAAGCTGAGAGCTGAACCTGTCTATCAAAACGCCTACGAGTTAGACATCAACGTCGACACTAGGGATTTGTTTGATGATGTCGTCGGTGAGCTTGCAGACCCTAACATCCGAAAAGGAACCGACTATCATAAGGCGTTGACTGAGCTAAGAGACATGTTGGTCGATCAAAGGAAAATGGGAGCAGTTGACCCAGATGTTTTAAAAGCCATGAAGGACGATCCTGCGGTTGATGAAGAAGCTGCGCTTATTGACTTGATGGGACAAAACCTAAAGACCGATACCGAATCATTGCACAATATGCTTAGTCGTGATTTCAGACCACTTATCGAAAGACTAACCAAAGACAATCAACGCTTCATTAAGGCCAAGGTGTCTAACATTAGAGGCCAAGTTTCGGAACGATTGAAAGCAGCCAACCCAGAGTATGCAAGAGCGACCTCTATTTATGATCCTACTAAAGGACATCTTCAGGTTTTAGAAAGAAGCGTAATCAACTCTCTTGCAAGGGCTGTTGAGCTTGGTGGGACAAAAGCCGCCAGCTTGACTCAAAAACTTTTTAATGGGTCCATCAAACCGAAAGAGGTTCGAGATCTTCGTCGTCTTATTCAGACTGAAGACCCGCAGGTTTGGCAGAATCTAAAAGGCACTTGGTTACGCACACAGTTTGATGACGCCCTGACAACAACAATTAATCCTTTAGGCAGTGCCAACAAGTTTTTGAACAGGCTGGGCCTTAGAGGCAATGTAAGAAAAGCATTCCCTTTTGCTGGCAAACAAGTTGATGAAGCAGCGGCAAAGCAACTTGATATTGCAACAGCAGGTACTCCTGATGAAATAGTTTCTGCTGCTACATCTGAAATCAGCACGATTGGTCGTGCAGCCAGAGGCAGAAGAGCTACGGTTTACAAAGAAATGCTTGACCCAGAAGAGTTGAATAACTTTGTTGATCTGGTTGAAATCATGCAAGCAACTTCTTACATCGCAACACAATCTCAATCTCCAACGCAAACCTTGCAGAGCATGTCTCGGATGATGGAGAACGAAGCAAAAGGTTTGGGTTTGAAAGTTGGAGAAGCAGCGTTGTCTTTGGTCCAGCTCCCTCAAAGATTTTTATTGAGAGGGTTCGATGACGTCACTGACAAGGTAATAGGCTTGCAGAGAGAAAGGTATGAAGACCTTTTGATTAACGCTTTGATTGATCCAAGTCTTGCTGCTGACCTAACCAAGTTTATTCAATCAGTCAATCCATCTATATTCTTTACAACGCAATCAGTCGCCAGAGGCACTGAAGCAACTCTTGAAGAATTGTACGAGGGTGAGGGAGAAGACGATCTTGGTTTTCGAGGTGAGCGATCTGTTGAGCTTCGGGAAGGAGCGAGAGAAAACATGCAACGAGAAATGCAAGAGCTTCAAGAAGAGATACAAACCAAAGGTGAACCTGTACCAGCAGAGATGCAACCTCCTCCTTTCAACGTGATGAATAGTTTGACTGCGGCGCCACCGATTGCCCCACGACCAAAAATAAATCCCGCTATGTCGCCCACTATTCTGCCAGACCCACAAGATCGTGAGCTGGCCATGAGACGACAGGCAGGTAGCGGCGGAATACTAGGGCTGGTTTAACGGCAACTCGGCTTGGGGTTGTTCTTCTTCAACCCAATCAGATTCAGGTGACACAACAATCACTGCACCGTCGACTTCATATTTGAACTCATAACCCATGTTGTTTCTTCCGCCAACTTGGATCACCATGTTGCGACTAATCAGTCTTAGCAACGCGGCTTGATGATGCAGGGTTAGTCTAGAGAACACATCAATAATTTCCTGAGCTTGAAGCACAGGCTGATATGACTGAGGCAAGGCTTTCTTTTTAAAAATGCTCATGCAGCATTACTCTTCACTTTGCGACTGTGTTCTTTCTTGATCAAGATTTGTAGCTGTTGAATCTTATTGCGACGCTCGACATTGCAAATCTCCTGCAACATATCGAATGTCTCAACGTCGACTGCGAGGCTTTTGCGTACAGCTTTATTTACCTCTTTTTTCTTTGCCATAATAAATCCAACCTATAAGGTAAGTTGTTCCAGATTCTACAGATTTTTGCGATAATGTATATGTTTTTACAAAAAGTTATAACCCATGATTAAGAACAAATATTTGCTCACAATGAAGTCTCATTGGTTCGTTAACCAAGTTACCTACAAGGCCATACTAAAGACGCTGCCCATGCTGACTGAGCATCACGAGAAGAGGGGAGTGGAGCGAATGCCGAAGACCCCGATTCATAATCATGTGAAAAGAATCTTCCCTGACATCTACAGAGTGCCGTTGTTCCGGCGCCAGTGGTGTAACTTGTTGTGCAAGCAGCTTGATGTGTTCAAGAAGGAGGGGGTGTTCGAGGTCAATCCAAACGAGGATGAGCTGAGACAGATACCTGAGATTCTTTTGCAGGACCACATGCCAGAGGTGTACGAAAACTTGTGGTACTTTGTCAGAACAATCCTGAACCCGATTTTCATTGCAATCTATCAGCGCAACTGTGCAGACATCTCTTCGATACAGATTGCGAACTACAACATCAGGGACAAACAACAAGGCGCTTGGCACCATGACGAGAGCGCAGACATCAGTGTGGTGGTTCCACTCAACACTGGCTCATACAAAGGTGGCGGCACTGAGTTTTATGATTACGGCGTACTCAAACCTTTACCCACCGGACACGGGCTGATCTTCCCAGCCTTTACCAACACCCACCGTGGATTACCTGTTGAACAAGGCGATCGATACCTGTTGGTTTTTTGGTTGCATGACAAGTCGAGGATGAAAAAACTGGTGTAAAAAAAGCAAAATAGTTGTTTGCAAAGAGTTGCACATGGACACGGAATTAGACTATAATAATGACTTCTTAAACGGCACAGGAAAAAGATGAAAACAGAATACAGGTTAGTTTGCACACACGGCGAAGCAGAGGGAGACGAGGTCATAATCGATAGCAAGGATTGGACAACTGTTGCTCGCTACTTGAGAGCGGCTTTGGATTGGAGCTTGGCCAGTGCTACTGATGCAATCACTTATGACCCAGAGCAACCAGTATTCGTAGAGTACACCGACGCTAAGATTGAAATGATCGACAAGAATATTTTCACAAGCAAATACCAAGCTCGCAGCGATTGGGTTCTTGCTGACTTTTCACCCTTAGCTTAGATCGACTTCAACATAAACAGAACAGGAAAAAATATGAAAACATTAACCGAAAATTTTGTAGCACAATGCATGGCATCTAAAAAGAGCGATCAGTATCCAATCGACTTTACCGAGGCGGAAGTTTTGGCTGGTCTTGATTGGCAGATTAAGAATGGCCGTTGCGAGCTGGAGGGTGACTCTCTTGATCGTTACAGCGTTAGGCTGATGGCTTGGGAGTGTAGGCAGGGGCGCTTGGAAAGCTACAGAAAGGAGGTGGCATGAAAGATTTTACTTTAACCATCAACATGGATCATCAGGACATTGACAACATGATCTGCCAGACCGTCGAAGACGGTAACATGGTTCTGGACATGGACTCAGGTAAGCTGAAGCGCTACGAACAAGTCGAGACGACTAACAGCGATCTTGGACCAAGCGGATCCCTGCACTGGACCAACAAAGAATATTTTGACGCCAAGATTGTCAGCAGCTACTTTGAGCGCAATGGGAGAAAGACAGCGATCTTCTGGGACACTGAGGACTTAATGTATGCGGTTTGGGTTAGCGATCCCGATTAACGGGATCCTCCCACATGACGCTCAGCACATAAAGCTGGCTTGCCACTAGCGATGCAAAAAACAAGAATGCACACATAAAACCAAACTGCTGATATACGAGGTATGTCAGTCCAAATAGAAAATATTCCAAATCAATATAAATCGTTCAACCCAATCAGTTGTACGCCCTCCAAACCAAATGGTAAGTATTCATCCGACGCCTTGCAATCCAGAATATTCTTCAAAGCCTTTTCGTTCTTTGCCCTGCCATACTCCAGCGCTTCATCGCTGAGCTGATACACAGCGTAGGGATATGGGTGAGCTTTCTCCTGCGCCAAGAACTTGAACCCGTTGCATGGGATCCCAGAATATTCCATGGCGTCCACATACAAGGCAGCTTGCTGGAAGTATTTGAAGTTGTTCACAGCAGACTTGAATCCACGCGGTGATGCATCCCTACAGGTTTTAAGATCCCAGACAAACTGAAAGGCAGTGCAGTACCAATCGAGCCGACACTTGAACTGCTGGCCATGCCACATAAAACAAACAGTCCACTCAACGTGGTCCTCTGGATCCGGTATAAAATCCTTGACTATCTCACGACGCTCCATGCACACATCGTACATGTCTTGTTTAACAGGAGTGCGCCCGTTCAAAGAGTTTTTGAAATCCTCGTATTCTTCCTTGCCAGCTTTGGTGCGACGATCGACGTTTGGTTCTATCACAAACTCCTCGTCGAACTTATCGAACTCCAAGAAGACGGTGTGCTGTAACCGTCCTTCAATTAGCGCCGGGGTTTCTTTCATTGGCGCTTCGTTTTTCCAACTGAACACACAGCGATCTGCGGCCATCAGATCGTGCGATCGGTACGCAGGTATTGCGGCGTACTCTTCATAACTCAAACCTTTGTATGTGCCTATCTTAAAATCCATGTCTATCTCCTTGTTAGTTAGTGTGGTGAATGACGCAATTGGTTCGATGAAAAGGTATTAGCACCCCGGCGGACAAACGCTTCATTACGTCCTTTCTTTAACCACCCAGATCGTAAGGGTAGAAGGAAAGTCGGACGTCACCACTCCCCCGACCATTGACTCCGCCTCCATCAAGATTCTCTGGGATCATCTCCCATCGAGAACCTTGTGTACCAAATGGCTTTGAGCTTATCCTGATTCTGATCATCTTTTTTACCTTGCCGCCACAAGTATTTGAACGCTGCAATTTCAGCATACTCCTCCACACGCTTGCGGCCAAATGCACTGATCATTGCATCAATGCACTCAATATCGCCCGTCTTGTAGTGAGCAGGGCTGTTTACGTTGTCTTTCATGTC